GTACACCATGTCTGCCTACGTCGTCGTTGACCACCCGAAGGTGGGCTTCGACAACACTGAGGTCAAGAACAACCTCAAGGCACTGGTGGACTACCTGGCTGTCGCCGGCAATCTGGATAAGATTGTTGGCGGCGAGTCCTAGGACTGCGGGCCGCCCTCAGACGAGGGTGGCCCGTGGTATCACCCGAATGGCATTTGCCGTGCTGCTAGTAATAGCAGATCCGCAACGTGCGTATCGGGACAAGGCTCTGCAGAAACTCTGCGGATCCACTACCTCTTTGAAAGGGGAGTAGGATGAAGAACCGTTTCGAGCTCTGGCAAGTAGCCCTCGGTGAATTGGGGGCTAGATGCTCAGTCAGTACCGCTGGCGACATTAATACCGTCGTCAGCCGCATGAAGCACGAAGGAGATGCTTTCTTCGACATCACCTTGCCGAAATTTGGCAAGGACTTTGAGCGCGCCTTGGCGTACTCAGCTGTTGTCGAAGGGCAGTTCGTGGGCTGGAAGAAAAGGACGCCGCAAGATGGCCAGTTTTACGCCATGCTTGTGACAGCCGAGAATCCCGGCGTTACACGAGCTCTCCCCATGCGGGACGCCGTGCCCGACCTGTTTGTACAGGCTGAGCGCGAGCGCCACCCGTCCCGTGGATGGGACGACATCGCTATGAAGTTCAGCGATGAGCATGTGACCTCCAAGCTCCCCGAGTTTCTGGGGGGCTTCCTGGAGTTAGTGTTCCATGCTGACTCTGGACGCCTGATTCACGTTGACGTTGATAACGTCAATCTCGATGACCCTCTCTCTGAGGCGACGATCGCTTTCCACCGTACGGTGGAGGCGGTTCACGCCATTCGTCAGCTAACGCTGATGTTTGGGAAGGTTGAGCAGCAGTGCTCGGAGGCCCGAAATAAGGCCGCCATCGAGAAGTACGTGGAAACAGATCGTCAGATCGCGGAAGACGCAGACCGGATTACTTCCCGGCCTGACTTCTTCAACAGGGATATTCTGCCTGTCAAGAAGGTCTTCCTGACCGTGTTTGGTGACGTGCTTTCACGTCTCGACGAGCTCATTTTCAATCATGAGCTACGTCCGGCCCACGGTCCAGGTGCAACCGCAGATCGCCTGGTTGGGAACCAGAAGTTCCGCCAGTCCGAATGGACGGAGCGGATGGAAGGGTTGTTTCCCTACGGGGAATATGCCCTGCCCAACTGGCGTCATGCCTATGCGCTTGACGATGTGAACTGGCTATCGCCCTCGGACGAGCGACCTGTGAAGGTCGTTTTCGTACCGAAGACAGCAAGCACACCGCGCGTGATCGCGATCGAGCCCACTTGCATGCAGTACATGCAGCAGGCGGTCTCCCGCGAACTTGTGTCCCTTCTCGAAGCCAGCCCCCGAGCGAATAGCTTCGTGGGGTTTCGTGAGCAATGGCCCAACCAGGTCATGGCTCAAATCGGTTCCGGGGATGGATCCCTTGCGACACTCGACTTGAGTGAAGCGTCGGATCGTGTGCCCAACTGGCTCGTGGAAGAGCTCCTGGAGAATTGGCCTCACGTGAGTGAGGCTTTCCAGGTAGTACGCTCGTCACGAGCAGACGTACCTACTGTAGGGGTGATCCCCTTGCAGAAGTACGCGTCTATGGGTTCCGCGCTCACGTTCCCTGTCGAGGCGATGGTGTTTTCTGCCATCGTTTTGTCAGGGATGTTGGGTCGCGACAGTAGCGCCCCGACCTGGAAGTCCGTAAGGAAGTTCCAGGACAAGGTACGCGTCTATGGGGATGATATCATTGTTCCCACGGACTACGCTGTCACAGCGATGCGCTCCTTGGAGTTTTTCGGCTTCAAGGTGAATTCCGCCAAGAGTTTCTGGACCGGAGGGTTCAGAGAGTCTTGCGGGAAAGAGTACTATATGGGACAAGACGTATCAATCGTCAAGTTCCGTCAGGTACTCCCCCGATCGTTGCGCGACGTGACAGAGATATCAAGTGCAGTGGAGACTCGGAACCAGCTATTCCAGGCTGGTTTCCAGGATCTCGTGCGCTTGCTCGATGACGTTTTGGAGAAGGTCCTAAAAGGATTCTATCCGTACGTCGCCGAGACATCTCCTGTGCTTGGCCGCCTCTCCCCCTCGGGCTTTTACGAAGTCCAAGGGATCGATGAGAACTTGCATGCTCCTTTCGTTAGGGGTTATGTGAGTTCTGCCAGAAGTCCGAAGAATGAACTGGACGGATGGCAGGCCTTGCTGAAGTGCCTGTTGCTTGCGGATGACGACGAGTCGTCCGGCGACGAGAACTATCGGTACATACCGAGCGCTCCGTCGAACATGCATGAGCACCTCACACG